GGACATCATCGACTCTCAGTACCCTGGTTCTGAGGAGGCGCGGATTGTCAAGAAGGTCGCGCGCGTCATGAAGCTTGCTCGCGAGAAGCGCGCTGCTGATGTCCTCTTTGATGGCGCTAACTTTAACACTGCGACCTCAACTGCTCAGTTTGGTGGTAAGTTCGACGCTGCAGGCGCTGAGCCTCTCAGTTACCTGCATGAGCTCAAGGATACCATCTTTGAGAACGCGCATGGGATCAACCCAGACAGCCTCATCATGGGTCGTACTCTCTTTAGGGCGCTCGCTCGCTCTCCTGAGCTGCGCGGCTACTTTCAGGCTGGCACAACTCCTAATGGTGTCGCGAGCGGCAACCTTATCCTTAGTGATGAGGCTGTCATCAGCACCCTGCGCGATATCCTCGGCATCTCTAATATTCTCGTCGGTGCAGCTCGCCAAGATACTGCAGTGCCTGGCGCGACTAGCTCAGAGGGCTACATCTGGACAAACGACAGCCTCTTTATGGGCATCTTGCATGGCAGCGATGCTGTGCAGAGCAAGTCGGGCGTGCGAATGATGCCGATCGCTGCCGCAAACATGACCTTTGAGGACATGAAAGCCGGGCAGTATGACGCTCTCGATTTGACTCGTCGCAACGTCTGGGCCGACGAGAGCAATCTCATCAAGGTCATCGATGGCAACCTCGGCTTTGTCTTGACTGACTGCCTCTAGGCCTCTGAGGTATAGTGCTCTGCTCATGTGGTCGACCTCATGCAACCCTGCTCGCTGAGAGACAAGACGCTGATCAATTAGCGGTCGATGATCTCAGCGCGCAGGCGCGTGAGCTACCACCAGGGCCACAGCGCGACCTTATTCTCGCTAAGGTCAAAGAGCTAAAGGCAGAGGTAAGAGCCGAGCGGCAGATGGCGCTCGCGCTTAAACTCGCCAAGCGAGAGATGGTGAGCAACCTGCGCAGCGCGCTTGAGCTCACATCAGCTGAGCAGCTCCTCTCACTACCTCGAGAGCAGCTGCTCGATTTCATCGTGCGCTCGGGCCTCGGCCTCGCAGTCGATGATTTTATGCAGGCAGAGCAACGCATCATTGATGCTGCGCTCGATACTTTGCAGGTAATTGTCGCAGGCGCTGATATAGGAGACATGCCCGAGATCGGGCTCGTCGGTATCAGTGCAGCCGAGGCAGTCTTTGATGATGTCATCTTACCGGACTCGCTCGCCTCTGTGCGCTCATCTCTGCAATCAATCTCGGTGGGTGTGCCTGTGGCTCAGGCACTCACTCCACTAGCACAGCGCCTCGAGCAGTCGACCGGTCGACAGCTCACAGTCGCTCGCACTCAGCTCGCCTCAGTCGGGCGCAGCGCTCAAGCCTCGGCAGCTGCTGAGCTTGAGCTCGATCTCTATCTATACACAGGCCCTCGCGATGGCGAGACTCGTGACTTTTGCCGACCTCTCATCAATAAGGTGGTCGATGAAAAGCAGATAAGGCGGCTTAATAATGGGCAGGGCCTGCCGGTCAAAACCTATGGTGGCGGTTATAACTGCCGGCATAGTTGGTCACCTATCACCGAAAGTTTCTTTGAGGCTGCTAACCTTACAAAGGCCACAGCTCAAGACATCACCCGAGCCAACGCAGGAGGCGCGAGATGATTAAATCGATTACAAGTCAGGCGATGGTGTTTGAGTGGGTTGCGCCTGGGCCTCTCGGCTCAGCGCCCTCGCTCACAGTCGGCAGCTCCTCAGCTGTGGTCATGACTCAGACTCGAGCTGATGCGACTGTATCAGCGATTGGTAATGACCGACGCACCCTCACAGTCGACAGCCAAGCCACAGCGCTGCAGGCTGATCAGATCAAGGCTCATCTCGTTACCGATGGCGATACAATTTACTCGGTTACTGTCGTGCGTATGGTCGGCACAACTGCGATCTTAGCTGAGCCCTTACCTCGAGAGGTTGACCTAAGTGAGAGCGCCTTGCTTGTCTTTGGTCTGTATTATGCGACTGTTCCAAGCTCGATCACTAATACGACTGGATATTATCCGTGGCAGGTGAGCTATACACTCGACCTCGGACAGCAGACAGAGCAGCGCCTCGCAAAGGGCCTGCTTAAAATCACTCCTCGCCCATTTGATACCGGGCTCTCGCATGATGATCTCGTCGGGCAATTTCCACAGCTCGCGGATATGATCCCGAGGAGGCAGAGCAGCTTCTCGCCTCAGATCGATGCCAGTCTGCAAGAGATCATCCTCATGATCCGAGATCACCTCAAAGATGAGGTCGATGTAACCGAGGATGAGGTATTTAACGCTGAGAGCTTTGCAAACGCTCACGCATACTGCACAGCCGCTCGAGTGTATGAGGCGATCAATCAGCTCGACACAGCAAACGCTATGCGCGAGCGCTGCATGCAGCTCCTCGACATCAGCCTGCGCTCACTCGCCCTCGATCGAGATGGCGATAACATAGTCGATGAGGGAGAGCTCGACATCGCCAAGAAAGGCGGCAGTTTTAGAGACATGCGCGCGTCATGGCGCAGCTACAGCAAGACCCAATACGACCAGACCTTTACACCGACTCGAGGCATGAGGCACTAAATGGCTGCGCGCATCATTCTGAATCTGCCCTCAAGCTTATGGACTGCCAAAGACTCTGCGCGCCTCGCTCAGAATACGCTCGCAGCCATTAAGCTACGCACGTCGCAGGGCATCGATGCAGATGGGCGCAAGTTTGCATCATACGCACCATACTCGACTCGACCGATCTATATCCCTCTCAGAGGAGCTCGCCTAAAGCCTAAAGGTGGGCGCAAGTCGCGAACCGGGCGAACAGTCTTTTATTCTGGTGGTTATGATCAATACAAGCGAGAGAGCAGGCAGCATGGTGCTGGCTCAAGCGCTTTGGTTGACCTCACCTTGTCAGGCGCTCTTATGCAGAATCTAGTAGTGCTCGATGCGACTGCGAGCCGCTTTATCATCGGCCTCGCTGCTCATGTTCGTCATTATGGTTATGATGTTAATGCTGAGCGCGAGTTTCTCGGTCTATCTCCTCGCGATGTGAATGTGCTAGTGTCAGCAGTGCAGGCTGAGCTCACCAAGAAAATTAAGGGGAGGGCCCGATGAGTCAAGGCATTAACGCAGCGCTCACATATCTCGAGGATCAGATCGAGGCTGTACTGCCTAAGACAGATCTGCATCATGGCTTTGTCGCGATTAACAGCTCAGGCCGAGTCGGGCCTCTTGATCATAATCAAAACACGATGCGATATTTCGAGCTGAGGCTCGAGGCCTTTGCGATCGATGATGGCGAGGCAGGGCTCTCAGGTCGCAGGCGAGCTCGCGTCGTGCTCAGAGTGCGCTATGATATAGGTGAGCTGCACTACCTCGAGCGCCTTATCGCTGAGGATGCTGCAAAGCTCCTCACTACACTCAAAGGCCCTCAATATGATCTCGCTGTAACAGGTATAGTTAGCGTAATACCGGGCGAGCCTGTTACAGAGCCCTTACTAGACCCAACGACAGAGATCACAGCGCTTGTGCTCTCTTTACCTTTTGATCTTCTTTACCTGGAGGCTTCAGCATGAGCGTAACTCATCGATCTCTAAGCGTAGCTATCGAGTCAGCCTTTGGTTCGATCAGCTCATCAACCGGACTGCCTAATAACTCGGGCCTCACCTATGTCTCGATTCCTTGTGAGCGCGACCCAATTATCATTTATGGTGATCCTGTTGTGAGCGAACGCACCGATGCTCGAGATGGCACCTATGGCTTGCCACCTGAGCCCGACACAGTTTGGAGCGGTGGCTCTCGCGTGCGTCGTCGCACCGGCACAGTTAATCTGCGCCTCGACCTCACGACCATCGGAGCAGGCGGCACTAATTATGATTTTGGTGGCGGCTATCTTGGCGCGCTCCTCGGTGCAGGCTTTGAGAGCTCTTATCCAAGCTCAGGCAGCGACAGCATTACAGCGATCAGCGATGTGAACACCTTTACACCGACCTCGAGCGCTAATTATGTGCATGGTGGCCTGATCGGGGTCGAGGTGAATGGTCGCGCTGAGTATAGCGCTGTCACAGATGCCGATGTCGCAGGCGATGTTACTGTGAGCCCTGCATTTAGCTCAGGCTTTACAGGCACAGCGACAGCTCGACTCATGCAGAGCTGGGTGCCTGGGCAGCGCACTGATCTTGGTGATACTCGCTACTCTGTCAGCTTTCGCGTCGATGGTGTCGGCTTTCGGTCGTATGCTTATGGGTGCGTGCTCGAGTCGATGCAGCTCTCGCTCGATAATGGTCGAGTGATGGCTGATCTGACTTATCAAGCGGCTTTGATTCAAGATGATCATGCTGCTGCTGTCGGGCCAATCGAGCCAGTCTATAACTCAGGCGCACCTTGCTTCTTTCGGGGCTCCTATGTGGTGATCAGCGATGCCTCGCCTACTAGCCTCACAGACGCGACTACAGGTGACACCCTCGGGCGCATCGCGCTCGACTGTGAAGATTTCACCTTGACTGTGACCAATACGCTCACGCCAGTCGGACACTCTGACAGCATCCTCGCTATGCGCGATATGGAGGTTTCAGATGTGGATGTCGAGCTGAGCCTCACGATTAGCACTCCGAATACGACCATCAATAGCGATTTCTTTAATCGCACGCTGAGGCAGGTGCTTGTCGGCTTTGGGCCTCTCGCGGCTGGTCAAGGTGGGGCTTTCATGATCCCTGCCGCTTACCTCACTAATGACCCGAGCAAGTATGATCCGAGCGGTAATGACATCACTCGGCAGCCGCTCACTTACAAAGCCTCGCGCTTTGGTGGCGATGTCTCAGATAGTCAGAATCTGTACAACACGCCATTTAGGCTCGCACTTACTCGAGGTAACTAGCATGGCGCTCTCATTCCTGCCAGACTCTGATTTGACTCTTGAGCTTGTTGTGACCTGCGACTCAGCTGTGCAAGGCACGACTGAGCAGCTCGCCAAGTATCTCGAGACTGGTGATCTCAGCTGCCTCGGCAGTTATGAGGGCGCAACGCTCTTTAAGCTCAAAGCACTTTCTCCGAGCGATCGAGAGTCGGCAGAGGTGAGAGCAGGTGCATACAAGCGCAGCGAGCTCGGGCGCATCCTGTGGCTTGAGGCTCCTGATGATGAACGAGTTAAAGCTCGATGGCATCATGAGCTCGCAGAGGATGAGCGCGAGGCCCTCGCAGGATATCAAGCTTATCTTAATCGAGTGTTTATCGAGATGGTGAGCGCTGCGCTTATCGAGATCGATGGCAAGCCTGCAGGCGATCAGCTCGACCGGATCAAGCCAGAGTCTCATCGATTGCAGGTGATCAGCGAGCTTGTGCAGCATATTCAGCGCATGAGCTTGCTAGGCTCCTCGGGAAAATAGCGCTGGCCTCTACTGTCTGGCTAGCAGGCAGTGGGGGCAGAGGATGGTCATGTGATCAGTGCAGGGCAAAGCCTGCGCTCAGGCGGCAGCGCGGCAACTGTGGCGGCTCTTTTCAGCAGGGATTACCACAGGCGCAGCATGATCAAGAGGGCCTCTATGTGCCTGGCTATCGCCTCGCGCCTAACTGTGGTGCAGACTTTGCCGACGCTAAAATCAGGCGATGCCCCATCGCAGATGCCAATCGGCTCGCCTCGATCATCACAGTATATCACCGGCATCGGCAGGGCCTCGGCTCGATCGAGACTAGCTACCCGAGGCCGACCTGTGCAATAATAGAGGCGCTCGATGTGCTACATCACAACACAGAGGATCTGTTGATGAGGCAAAGAGAGCAAGCAATACAGGAGGCCCAGCATGGCTGAGAATAAGATACCGATTGTGGTCGAGCTCAAAGGTCAAGAGGATGTCATCAAACAGCTTGATGAGATCAAGAAGGGCGCTAAGGACGTAGGTGAGGGCTTTAAGGGTGTCACATCTATCATGGACAAGAGCTCCTCACAGATTGGCGAGGGCCTCTCTACCATGAGTGATTCTGTCGAGTCTTCGATTGACGCCTTCTCAAGCCTCAAGGAGGGGGTGGCTAATTTTGGCAAGAATGGGGTGAGCAGCTTCACTAGCCTATTGAGCCCAATTGGGCTTGTCACGACTGCGGTCGCTGGGCTTTGGGAAGGTTATCGGATGCTCAGCGGAGCGGCGGCTGAGGCTGAGGCGCGTCAAGAGGCGATGGCGGCGGCCTCAGCTGATCTCACCTCTAAGCTCGAGGCGCTCGCTGAGGGTGGAGTCATCCCCACTACGCAAGCGCTCCTTGAGTTCTCGAAGGTGACGCTACAGGGCCAAGTGAGCAAGGAGCTTCTCCAGCGAGCAGTTGAGAAAGCCAAGCCTCAGATGGAAGCCTACACCACCGCGATGGAGGCACAGGCCAAAGCTCAGCGAGAGATGAACGCCCTTGAGGACAAGGGCTTGAAGCGTACAGGTGAGGGCTTGGCAGCGCGCCAGCGGCTGACGAGAGCTGAGGGGGAGCTCATCAAGGCTCAAGGCGCTTATGAGGCGCGCCTCAAGAAGCTTCAAGGCCCACTCCAAGAGAACCTCAAGCTCATCGCTGCGGCAGCTGAGCAAGAGAAGAAGCTTGAGGAGAACACCACGGACAACCTCAAGGCTAAGGTCAAGGAGCAAGCTGAGCGCCTCAAGGTCTTACAGATAGCTGAACAAGAGCTAAACACTAAGGATCAGCTAGTCCTCAACGCCGCTAAGGAGTCGATTGAGCTTGAGGCGGCTCAGGTGGCCCGCAAGTCTGAGAAGATGAGCCGCCAAGAGCTCATCAAGACTGTTAATGATCAACGCGAGTCAATTCGCCGATTGGGTCAAGAGGACTATGAGATCAGGGCGCGCTCTGCCAAATCGCGGCGGGCCTTTGCTGACGCTGACAAGAAGCTGGCTGAGGATGAGCTCAAGCGAGGCAAAGCAATCGCCCGCGCTCGCGAGCAAGTTCAACGCGCTGAGGCATCACGCCAGATGATGCTCGAGAGCCAGCTCCGCCAGCTAGACATTAAGCTCACTCGAGACGGCGATGATGAGCAGCTCGCCCTCGCTAAAGAGCGTCATGATACGAGCTTAAAGCTCGCAAAGGATAACGCACTGCAACGCAAAATCGTCGAGGCCCAATATGAGCTCGATGTGCAGCAGATTGAGGACAGGCGCACCGAGCGAAACTTTCAGCGCTTGCAGGCTGAAGAAAAGGCCCTTGCTGATTCTCTGCAAAAGCAGATGGATCAGCGCGAAGCCGCAAATGACAAGATGCTCGCAGACCAAAAAAAGCAAATCGATGAGCTGGGCGCAGCCTTTGAGCATTATGGGCAAGGTTTAGCGCAAGCGGCAGCATCAAATCTGCTGTTTGGTGACAGCTTCAAAAAAGCAGCAGGTCAGGTGCTCAAGGGCCTCGCTATCGAGAGCACTGTGCGCGCCTTAATGGAGTCAGCAAAAGGTTTCGCGGCTCTCTTTGGCCCCACGCCACAGCTCGCTGCTGGCTACTTTAAATCTGCAGCTACTTTCGGTGCAGCGGCAGCAGCTGCTCGAGTGGGCGCAGGTGCGCTCGGTGTCGGTGGCGCAGGTGGCGCGAGCGGTGGCGCGACTGCATCACCCTCGGGGGCTCCTCAGACTGCACCCACGCCACAGCGCGAGCAGGCCGAGTCGAGAGAGATGGTTTTCAATCTTAATTTCGGGGGCGCTGTGATATACGACACCAAAGAGGCAGCCAAGCGAGCCATGCTCGGTGATCTTGTGCGAACCTATAATCAGCCTAATCGGGGCATGCCTCGATTTAGCTCTGCGAGGTAATCATGCCATACAATACGCCAGCGCCTGACTTTGCTCTGCTCGCTGCCTTTGACGCAGGCGCTTGGGCCGGTGTCGACGTTGTGAGCTATAACGCTGCTAACATCAGCCTGCCCTCGTATGCTGTCGGCTCAGGAGTGTATGAGGATGGCTTATATTTCCTAAATGGTCGAGGAGTGGGTGACACAGCACCGGGCCGAGCGATGGGTACATTCAGCGAGGCGCTCAGCTCGCTCGCGACCTTTGGCTCGTCTTGGTCGGTATCGCTTACCTCAGCCGATCGCATCAAGATTACAAGCGACGTATCTTTTAGTGTCGCGCCTGTCGATGCTGATGTGCTCGGCCTCGGCACTCAGACTGCTGTGATCGATGGTGCAAACTACTCAGTCACAGCCTCTGCCGACTGGGTGCGCGGCATCTATGCAGGGCAGCGCTATCAGTTCACAGGCACCGGCACATTTACTGCTTTTCGCGAGCAGTCTAATCGACCGTGGCCTGCTCAAGATGTCATCTCTGGGCTGCGCGCTCGAGGCTCAGCTGATCTCGATGATCTGAGCCCGACCAACTGCCTCGAGGAGCTCATGCGCGATCAAGGCTTGCTCGAGGCGCGAGTCATATTAAATGATCAAGGGCATGTCGAGATTTGGTCGATGAATAGTGGGGCCTTTGCTTGGCTTGATACTGGCTTCAGAGATCGGCTTGGCTTCTCGGGTAATGAGACACCAATCGCGCAGGGCTCGACTGCCTCTGATTATGTCGAGCGCTTGACTGCCGATTATCCGATGCCCGGTGCTGTGTTTCCATCGAGGCCCTATCAGGCTCATCACTATCAGGTCGACAGCGTAACCGAGGCGAGGCGCAAGATCGGCGGCGGCTATACGAGCAACCTAATCGGCACCTATACGACATCGGTGCTCGCTTGGGATCTCGATGCTCTGCTCGATCAGCGCGACCTATACCGGCACTTTACCGATGCCTTTGTGCCTTACTGTCAAAATGGGCAGCGCATTAACTTTTATCAGACGTGGGGAGACTCGAGGCGCTCACTGCGCTCAGCTCTCGTCACATCGACTCAGCCTGAGTATGATTTGATTTATACCAGCGAGGATAATGGTGACTGTGGGCGCTTGCGTTGCTCGCTTGTGACTGCCTCGTATGATCTCGCTTATGGCGCGCTTAAGAGGCGAGTGCCAGTCAGCATGAGGCTCGAACACCTATGAGTAACAGCTTTACATCGCCACCGACGCTCGGCAGCGAGCTCACAGTCGTCGCAGGTCAGCCCATCACCGAGGGCGCAATCTCTGCGATGAGCGAGACAGCCAATTATCTATGGGCAGTCGGTGGCTCACATAACTGCCTCTCACAGGCTTGGGCCGAGGGGCAGTGTACGCAAAAGGGAACAGCTTATCAGCTCATGCTGAGCTATCGCATACCGACGATCTCAAACGATCATTATGATTTTCACATGCACTTCATCGCGCTCGGCCCTGGTTGTGTCAGGTCGACGCTTACGCTCGGTGCGTCCTCATACACAAGCGAGACATGCTCGACTGGTGCAGGGCCTCACGTTATCGAGCAATCAATTGTTGTCACATCAGCCTCGACTGCGACTTATGCAACGCTCGACATTGAGGTTAAGCATACGACAGGCACACCGAACCATCATGAGCTGCGCTGCGTCGCAGGTCGGTGGGTGGCTAAGACATCGCCAGTCGATACAGGTGCGCGCTATCTTGGCACGACTGATGAGTTTATCCCTTTCGGCATCAATCGAGTCGGCAATGATAATGCGCTGAGCGCTCGATGGGGCGTTGATATGCTACGCAATATCGAGACGCTGAGGCGCAGGCCGATCTCTTATCTGAGCTGGTCGGGTGTCGATAACCTGCTCGCAGCTCCTACAGGCCCGACTGATCCTGCGCCTGCTCTATATCTCGGCCTCGGTGATATTTACACAGTTCAAGTGCCTGTACATATCCCTCAAGAAGTAGTCGCTGAGGGATCATATACCATTCACCTGCACGCTTATCTCGTCGATGTGGTCGGCTCGATCGAGTTTGACTTTATGGGTAATCGCCTGAGCTTTACGAGTAACGGCTGGCAGACATTTGAGATCGAGATACAGATCGAAGCTGATGATGATTTGAGCAGGCTCTTTGACCTCAATATCTATCGCATCGGCCTAGAAAATACATTTAGCAATAATTTTGCTGTAGTGAGGCAAAGAATAGTGCCCTGGACTGCCGCAAAGATTCAAAGCTTGTCGATTTGGGGAGTTTAGCACATGACCACACCGACAGACTTTCAAAGGATGCCGAGCGAACAAGGCTGCTATAACGGCAGGCTAGTGATGGGCTCGGGTGTCGCGCAGATGGCGCTCGCGCTCAAGCAATTAACGAATGTCAAGTTTCGCGCTGCAGGTTATTACGCAGTCGGTCGCACTACTTGGTCAACCCAAAAGAGCCAATATATCAAGGCGAATTACTGGCCCGGTTCAAACCCGATCACAAAGGGCGCAACCGATGAGCACGATCTGTTTTATTTCTCTCAGCCTACTAGTGAGTGGATCGGCCTCGAGATCGTATATGGGCCGAGCACTGAGCTCGATGTCGAGCCCGAGATACTCTGCGAGCTCTATGAAATAAGCGGTGGCGCAGTCGGCACAAAGATCGATGAGGGCATCCTGTTCACATCACCAGACCACCTAGAGCGAATACAAGGGCGCAACGGTATCGGATATTTTAAAGTCAACACAGGCGGCAGGCCTTATGTATTCCCGAGTGCTGGCATTTCTGCGCCTACCATACCGAGGCCTCTATATATCCCGAGCGCTAATCGAGGCGATGAGCTCGTCGTGAGAGTTACTGCCACCGATGCGATTATCTTTGGCGTTTATATGTTTGATCTTTACTTGGGGGCCTCATGATCACAGACGATCGAGCGCGCAGAGTCTTTGCTCTCGAGGTGGCAGGCCTGCCGGTGCGCTATACATCGGGCAGCTTTGACCCGAGCAGCAGCAACCTATCAGCGACCATCGCCACCGGCATAAATTATCGCAATCTCGAGGCGATCGTCTCAGTCGGTGCTTTTAGCGGCTCAGTCGATCCGAGTGGGGGTATCGCTAATTATTCAGGTGTCTCGATCACCCTCGCGAGCGATCGAGTGCGCGGCACCATTGATGATCCCTCGGTGATCTTTGGGCGCTGTGGAGCTCGAGCGAGTGGAGTGAGCAGAGCTCAGCTAACCTCTGATTTGTTTTATGTCGACGACTCGGGCAGCTTCACTATCGACACCGACCTAACCTCGGTGCTGACTCCTCTGCCTGCTCTGCTGCATATAGGCGCTGAGACGATCAGAGTGACAGGCTTGACAAGCTCAACTGTGACCTATGATGAGAGGGCTGTCGGCTCATCTCAGAGGCAGTCGCATGAGATCACGCAAGAGGGCGTTAATGTGCCAGAGGTCAGCACAGGCATAACGACCTTCAGAGGCCGACGCGCCTCGTTATGGTGCGCGCATCAATATGCCGATGGTACGCTCTCAAGCTTTACTGAGATCGTTAATGGCTTTGTTGAGAGCTCACCTATCGTTGAGGAAGGCGGCACAGTCTCGCTGAGCATTATGCCGCTCACAGCTCTGCTCGATACCTCATACTCGGTTAAGAGCTCGAGCACTAAGCTGCTGCATGGCTATCATTATTTTGGTGCTGCCACCGGGTGCTTTCTTGAGTGGGCTGTACAGCTGAAGAATCTTGGCGGCATAAACTATCAAATTAACCGAGACTCAATCGATATTGTGGGCAATCAGTTTGCTCTTTGGCCTAGCTCGCTTGATATGTTTTGGTTTGGTGGCCCTAAAGACACCGATACTGGCTTTGATCGATCGCATCCTCGTTACCCGATGCTCAAGAATATTGGGCTTAGCATCTACCCAACAGCAGGATCAGGCCAATCGATCACTTATGATCCAGCCATAACCGAGCCCAATCCACTAAACACAACGCCATTCGATCCCCTAAGTGTGAACATCTCGACCGAGCCAGAGATTAAAGCAATACAGCTCGGCAGCAATGAGGTTAAACGATGGCCCGAGGTCATCACCGAGGAGCTCACAACATTTGGCCCGACTGCATCGACTGGGGTCGATGGCGCTTTCGCTCGATGGAACCTTACAGCCGATGAGCAGTTTTCTGTGCGCTCAGTCGATACACCTGAGCGGCTACGACCTCAAGTGGTGCTCAGTACAAATCGCCTCAGACTTCTGGTTATTAACAGTGAGGTTTATCATCCCAGACGCTGGACTGCGGAGGCGTTCTATGAGCCGCTTGATAGGCTTTATCGCCTATGGTACCCAATCGACATAAGGGCAGAGGATGATCAGACTGAGCCCGATAACTATCCTTTAAATCGAGTGACTAATAATCGCACGCTGTCGGTGCCTGATGATCCTGAAGCTATGACAGCACAAGAGCCGATCAGAGATATCGCTCGAGGATATTATCAATGGCGCGAGACTCGCATTCTAGTTGAGGATCGTCTTGAGTGGTTGCCAACTGCATCGACATCAGGTGTCTATTATTGGATTGATATCACTTTCTATGATCGCGTTGTTGGCTCTATGCGACATCAGCTCATGCAGGCAACTCATCAGACAGCTGCAAGCTTTGATGGCTCGACAGTCGGCTATTTAATCCATCTGCGAGTGCAACAAGACTGGGAGAATCTGTGCTCGTTT